ATGACATCTTGGGTATCGCCATTTACGAAGGTGTTCATATTAAGACAGGACGCAGAGTTCTGTTCTCCGCAAACGAGGTCCACAAGTGAGAACCCTAGAGGATCTACAACTCGACTTCATCTTGGAGTCGATGAACAATCCGTATAAGGCTACCCTGAATAAAACAGGGAAGACCGAATACCGATCCGACTTTACCACCGACAGTGGTGATAAGGTCAGTGTCTACTTTGAAGGTGACGAACACATTGATGACTATGATGAGACGGACTGGGAGATCTCATTCGTTCGCAATGGAAGTCAGGCGTTAACTGGAGAAGGTGACGCTATGCGCATTTTCGCAACTGTTATAAAACTTCTCAGAGAATTTATCAAGAAAGAAAAACCCGTTTACTTCAACCTGTCTGCCGCAAAGGATGACAGGAACAACACCAACAAGTTGCAAAGTCGTGAGAAACTCTATGCGCGACTGATCAAACGATACATCACTGGATACAACATCCAACCAGAAAGATCTAGAAGTGGTACGACCTTCTACTTCTCTGCCAAAGAAATTCAGATGGAGATGACCACAACATCTGGTGTTGCGGGTACCGGAGACGACACAGATACTGTGATTGTCCGTCGCCGTAAGAAGAAAACTCCTGTCCAGATTGCCCGTCGATTCGTTCCTAAAAAATAATCAAAATAATCCTTGTCACCGAACCAATTTTGATATATAATTCTACTCGTTAATTTTAGGAATTGTATCAAATGAAGTGTGAAGATTATGGTGACTATAAAGTCGTCATCCTTGAAAACCCCGACGACAACCCCGATGAAACACTTCGATCTTTAGATGCAAATACTCTAATCTTTGTATCCATGTGCGGATACACGGGCGATGACATCCCACCAAACAGATTCCTAGTAAAGAATTTCGAAAACTCATTTGAGAATCATCTCATGTGGGAGGGACTTCTTGACGTTGAAGAACAGGAAGAATACATGGCAAAATGCTGTCGCAAGTTCTGGGATACCGGAAAACAGATGGTGATTGAGAACTACTCTTTTCAACAAGATGAACCGTTCTACGACTATAGTAAGTAGTTGACAGACCACTTCGATTTTGTTATAATGACAAATCTAGCAAAAAATATTAATATGGGATAAAAATGACAATAGATGTTAAATATGATCGTGATCGTCTGTTGAAAGATTATGCTGTGGGTATGTTGAAAGACTTCTATATGATGGAAGATGAGACCTCTCCACAAGACGCTTACATGAGAGCATCAAATGCATGGGCGGTCTTTCAAGGTGAGTTAGACGAAAAACTAGCAGAAAGGTTGTACGAGTATGTGAGTAAAAAGTGGTTCATGTTCGCATCTCCTGTACTATCTAATGCTCCAAAAAACGGTGAGACCAAAGGCAAAGGTCTGCCTATCTCATGTTTTCTTACCTATGTTCCAGACACACTCGAAGGATTGATTGAACACTCATCCGAACTAAGATGGTTGTCTGTCATGGGTGGTGGTGTCGGAGGACACTGGGGTAATGTTCGGACGGTCTCAGACATAGCGCCTGGCCCTATTCCTTTTATGCATACGGTCGATGCGGACATGATTGCATACCGTCAGGGGAAGACGCGTAAAGGGTCTTACGCGGCTTATCTGGATGTGTCACACCCAGACATTATTGAGTTCATAAACATTCGAATTCCTACGGGAGACGTACAACGTAAAGCGTTGAACATCCACAATGCGATCAACATCTCCGATGAGTTCATGGCGGCAGTCATCAACAACACCGACTTCGATCTACGTGATCCGAAGGATGGTGCGGTCAAGGACACAGTCAATGCCCGAAAACTATGGGAACGCATTCTTGAGATTCGTTTCCGTACAGGTGAACCTTACCTGAATTTTATCGACACTGCGAATCGTGGTCTACCGATGGCTCTCAAGGAGAAGGGACTACGCATTCATGGTTCGAACTTATGTAATGAAATTCACTTACCGACAAGCGAAGACCGCACTGCCGTCTGTTGTTTGTCTTCTTTAAACTTAGAGTACTATGATGAATGGAAAGACACTAATATCGTGCGTGATATTGTTCGTATGTTGGATAACGTTCTCCAATATTTCATCGATCACGCGCCCGATAGTATTTCCCGCGCTCGTTATTCGGCAGAGAGAGAAAGAAGTATTGGATTGGGAGCGATGGGATTCCACTCACTCCTACAAAAACACTCTGTTGCTTGGGAATCTGACAAGGCTAGAGAGATCAATGAGGTGGTGTTCCAACACATCTCAGACGACGCTATCGCTGAAACAAAACTACTGGCAAAAGAACGCGGTGAATATATCGACGGTGAACATACCGGAAGAAGAAACTCACACCTTTTAGCGATTGCGCCTAATGCATCATCGGGCGTAATACTATCAACATCCCCATCTATTGAACCCCTCAAGGCATGTGCGTACACGCATCGTACACGTGCGGGATCCTTCCTTGTGAAGAATGCGCACCTAGAGAAACTCCTAGAGGATAAGGGTCATAACAACGAATCTACATGGTCTAGTATCATTACTAAAAAAGGGTCGGTGCAACACCTACCATTCCTTAACGAAGGAGAGAAGGCGGTATATAAGACCGCTCAGGAACTAGACCAGAATTGGGTAATAACACATGCCGCTGATCGACAAAAATATATCTGTCAGGGTCAGTCGGTTAATTTGTTCTTCCCATCCGGTGCGCCGAAAAGATATGTCAACAAGGTGCACTTCAACGCGTGGAGACAAGGACTAAAAGGTCTTTATTATCTACGTACCGAAGCCAAGTCAAGGGCAGAGACGGTTTCGGACAAAGTCGAACGGGTAGCACTCGAAGACGATAACCGCACCATCATCTACGGCAAGAGTAACTGTCCGTGGTGTAAGTTGGCGACAGAAGAGTTGTCACTGCGCGGTATGCCGTTTGACTATATCGATTTGGAAGAGATCGGTAAAACCGCTGCAGAAGTAACTGGGCGAAAGGTCAAAACTGTCCCACAGATTTACATCGAAGGTCGATATGTGGGTGGATATGAAGACCTAATGAGTCACTTGGAAAGTGATTACAACGAGACCGAATCAGGCGATGAATGTCGTGCCTGTGAAGGTTAATATAATTTAACAATAACATTAATAGGACTTATATGTCATCTTTACTAAAATTTTCAGAAACATATAAACCGTTCCACTATCCGTGGGCGGTCGATTTAGCAAAGAAACATGAAGAAATCCACTGGATTGAGGACGAAGCAGAACTATCAGAAGACGTACAGGATTGGAAGACCAAACTGTCCGCCGCAGAGAAAGAGTTCATCACACACGTCCTACGACTCTTCACGCAGTCAGACGTTCAGGTAGGAGAGAACTACCACGAACTACTGATTCCAAAATTTAAAAACAACGAAGTCCGCAACATGCTATCATCATTTGCGGCACGAGAGGCGGTGCACCAACGTGCGTATGCCTTACTGAATGATACCCTTGGTCTACCAGACGAAGACTTCCACAAGTTTCTTGATTATAAAGAAATGGCGGACAAGATCGATTTCATGAAAGAGGGAAATACCCAATCGCATATGGGTCTTGCACTTGCGTTGGCACAGTCAGTGTTCAACGAAGGTATGTCGGTATTCGCGTCGTTTGTCATGTTACTTAACTTCCAGAGATTCGGTAAGATGAAGGGTATGGCAACTATCGTAGAATGGTCCATCCGTGATGAGACTATCCACGTACAAGGTAACGCAAAGTTGTTCCGCACGTTCTGCGAGGAACACCCCCGCGCAGTTAACGATGAACTTAAATCCAAGATATATAAGATGTCGCGAAACGCTGTCAAATTAGAAGACAAATTTATTGACCTTGCGTTTGATGGTAATGATGTACAGGGACTAACCAAACAAGAAGTCCGCGACTACATTAGACACATTGCAGATAGACGATTGCTTCAGTTGGGACTGAAGCCTAAATTTAATCAAAAAGACAATCCTCTACCGTGGTTAGACTGGGTACTAAACGGTGCATCACACGACAACTTCTTTGAGAAACGTGTTACCGAATACTCAGTTGCTGGAATGGACGGCGACGACTTCGGTTGGGAGGAATTGGAAACTGAGGTTGCATGATGGAACATGAGTACACAATTGAATGTCCGATATGTGATATGACCACGGTTATTCGTGTACAGTACGCAAGTCTGTACGAAGACGAAGTTCCGTGTTATTGTCCCATGTGTGGTGCAGATGCTGAGGCGGAAGAATCGGATTAATAGTGATATGAATTTAAAACAAGTTATACAGTCGGTTCCAGATTGGCCTGAAGAAGGGATCAACTTCGTAGACGTAACCAGTCTCCTACAGAACCCGCAGGCGTTCCAACAGAGTGTTCGTACCCTTGTAAACTATATGGAAGACAAGGGTTATACGGACATCGTCGCACCAGATGCGCGTGGGTTCTTGTGGGGAGCGCCTATTGCACTTTACCTTGGAATACCACTACACATTGTGCGCAAACCTAACAAGTTACCCCCACCCGTGAAGTCTCGTGAATACAAATGCGAGTATGCGTCACGAACACTTGAAATCAAAACAACTGCGCCACTTAATAAGAACAGTCAAGTGTGTATCATTGATGATGTGAGTGCGACAGGTGGGACCGCACTTGCTATCACAGAGTTGTTACAGTCATTCGATGTCTCTAGAATATCTTATGGGTGTGTCATCGACCTAGAGTTTCTAGGAGGCACGGAAAAACTCCGTGGTCAACAAATCAAAACCTATAGCGTGGTTACATATGATAAGTAAGATGTCCGACATCATCCTCATTGCCTTAGAATTAGAGGCTCCAAAAATGTCCCAGTGGGACAATGTCTTTTTTACCGGAGTCGGTAAAGTCAATGCAACGATGACTGCTGCAAAATTAATAGAACGACACAAACCGAATGTGGTTTGGAATTTCGGAACCGCAGGTGGTATCACCGTAGATGGTGGTATCCACGAAGTGACACAATTCGTACAAAGAGACATGTCTTGCGCTGGATTGGGTTACAGTCTGGGACAGACTCCGTTCGAAGATGGGGTTGTTCTTGGAGAAGGTGACGGACTCACTTGCAGTACAGGTGATGATTTCGTTGCAGACCCGAACCTTGATATCCCAGCAGATCTAGTCGAGATGGAGGCCTATGCAATTGCCAAAGTCTGTCAGGATGCAGGTGTCGAGTTCCGATGTTACAAGTACGTCAGTGATAAGGCGGACGATGGTGCAGCGGAGGAATGGAGTAAAAGTGTCGCCAATGGTGAACCACATTTCATAGAGGTTTACAGCAACTCTATATAGTTGCATGACATGGTTGTATGAAGACAAGATATTCGAACCCGAAGAGACCTTCCTAGAAGACTACCAAGGGTTCGTCTACCAAATCACCGAACTGGACACTGGTATGAAATATATCGGTAAGAAGTTCTTTTGGAAACCCAAGACACTTCCTGTCACCAAGACCCGCAAACGCCGTGTCAAGACGCGCGTCCAATCTGACTGGTCCAAGTACTACGGATCAAGTCAAGATCTAAAAGAGGCAGTCGCGCAACGCGGTGCCGAGAACTACAAACGAGAAATCCTCAAACTCTGCCGAACCAAAGGCGAGTGTTCCTACTACGAAGCGAAACTCCAGTTCGAGTACGATGTACTCCTGAGAGACGATTACTACAACGCGTTCATCGGTTGTAAAATCCACGCCAAACATCTCCCCCAATAAATGTGACAAATTACCACAAATAACTCTTGCGTCTTTTCGAAACATGTACTATAATGGTTACATAAAGTTGAGATAGAGAGAGAAAGACATGGCACGAATTATTTACCAAGATTCATTTGACCGCGAAGAGATGGAATCATCAGACATTGGTTTCAACCAAGCGCTTAGAATTATCAAAGGTTTCATGGGTACTGAAGATACTCTTGATGCTCTCCAAGGTTTTGAGAAGCGTTACGAGAAAGCAGAACGTGATGCCTACGAGTCTGACGACTACGGTTTTGATCATGAGTGGAAATACGAGATCTACTCTTACAACCTTCTGGTCGAAGGTTTCGGTAAATTGTTTGCGCCTAAGGAGGCATAATATGAGTTTGGTTAACAACATTAACGCAGTAGTAGGTGATCTCTATAACGAGTTGATGTGCCTCTGTGAGGTGCGTGGGGAGTTGTCTCCCGAAGACAACGCACGTGTCGAGGATCGTATCCTCACGCTTCAATTTCAAATCGAGAAACTGGAGAAATCTAGTTTGTGACTAATTACCTAAAATAAGTCACGTTTAAGTGTTGACATATGTTTCCAAAAGAAGTATAATGGTTACATAAATTAATGAGAAGAGAGATTTGATTATGACTACTAACTATATTGCAATGCGTTCTAACCCAGACCTAGTTGAATTCCGTAACTATGTGTTGTCCTTTTATGCCTATGACGGTTTGTACCCTGTAGAGGGTTTGTCAGTGTCTATCGTTGAACGTGCAATCATGAAGTATCTCGAAATCTGTTCTAGTACTACGCGGCACGAAACTTGGGGTCATGGTGACTCTCTTGATCGTGAACGTGTTCGTGACATTATCATCGATACGTCTTCTCAAAAATTGAAAGTAAAGGAGTCAGTGTAATGAGTTTCAATACTAACCGTGCCAACGCAGTTACTTACATCACCGATCCTTCAGCGTCATTCCTGAAGGTTCCCGTTCGTGTCATCAACAACCTGAATGTTCCGGTTCATAAGATATCGGAGAACTCTTTCTTCAACGATGACTTCTTCTGGTTAGAAATAGAAAATGATTCTATGGTGTATTATGATGCCCTTGATGCGAAGTGTTTGATGGACCCCATCACGTACACTCAGACTCTTACTGAGTTGGCGCACTTTCGACTCTACCCTAGATTCTCACCTAAGTCGGAGTTTGCGGCATGAGACCCGAAATGGAATTGTTGGAAAGTATGCTCCAGAATCACGATTGGACCTATCACTTCAGTGATGACCATCGTGCATACATTAAGGGGAGAGATGAGTCTCAAAAGATTCGTGTTATGATGGGTCGTCTCAAGAAGATGGGACTCGAAGATGAGTCGGTAAAACTCTACCACAAATACCGCCCAGATTATTTGTAATTATTTTTAAAATAAGTGTTGACATGTTGCAAAAACATGTGATACAATGGCTACTCAATTGAATAAGGAATCTATATTATGTCTATGAACAATGTACTGCAAATCGAAACTTCCGCAACTGTTGGTCGATGCCCTTGGGGTATTGGTACCGAAGTCTCTAATGATCTAACTCCCATACAGATGATGCAGAAAGCTGGTGTCGACTGGACGGTCGAGAAAGTTCCAACCTATGCTGCTAAAGAGGGTGTTGATCTGATACCTACAGGTATGGAGGCGCTGGTGCGTTCTTCTGATAATGCAGTTCTCACTCAGGTGGGTGGTGCATGGTCACCCTGTCAGAACGAGGAAGCATTCACTTTCTTCAATGACTACTGTTCTGCGGGTGACATGGAGATGAACTCTGCGGGTTCACTCAAAGACGGTAAGATCGTATACGCAATGGCTCGCATCAAAGAGTCGTTCGACATCCTGAAGGGTGATCAAGTCGATTCATACCTTCTGTTCTCTAACCCACATGAGTACGGTAAGTCTATCGACATTCGATTCACTCCAGTTCGTGTGACTTGCATGAACACTCTGTCCCTCGCTCTGAAGGGTTCTGCAACTAACGGTATCAAAGTGAATCACCGACGTGCGTTTGACCCACAGATGGTCAAAGAACACCTAGGTCTCGCTCACGAGAAGTTCGACCAGTACAAAGAGATGGCACAGTTGTTGTCCAATCGACAGTTCACTGCTGACACTCTGATTCAGTACTACAACTCTCTGTTCCCATCACAGTCACCTGCTGATGAAGTACGTGGTTACAAAGATCTCGCACCAAACGCTAAGAAGGCATTCGAGTTGTTGGAGACTCAACCTGGCGCTGAGTTCGGTCGTGGTTCATGGTGGCAGGCATTCAACTCTGTGACTTACCTCACTGACCACCAGTTGGGTCGTACTGCGGACGGTCGAATGACTTCTGCATGGTACGGTGCAAACCAAGTCAAGAAGAAGCGTGCTGCTGAACTCGCCGTCGAAATGGCGGTGGCAGCATGAGTTATAACAAACTGATAGAGACCACTGAGTGGGATGGACGTGCGAGTAACTACATTTACTACACGTCCGAACGCAACACGCACCTTCACGGTTACCAAACCAAAGAGGGTGCGCCCTTCATCCCGTTTGTGACACGACTGTTTAGTACTAAGGGACGCACATTTGTTAAAACAAAAGTAGACAAACTGCCCGACTAGAACTCTCTCTGTCTATAAATAATTGTAGACTATAGGAGAGAGTCGAATGCGCACCTTATATACAGCGGCACTTAGTGCCTTGTTGTGTTCTTTGGTCTGGATTGGTGGCACAACAAAGTTACTTGATGAATATATAAAGGTGATAGATCAAAAAGATAGTCGAATCGCTCAACTAGAGAGAAAGACTGGACAAGATCGCAATACTATTATTAGGTATGATATCGGACTAAGGCAATTCTTGTTTGCATGTACTACGAAACAAGAAATACTCATAGAGAGGAAGCGATACGTCTGTTATCCAATTGAGAAGGCATAACATGATTACGAATTACCGTAGAGAAGTTTTCGAAATTTTCGAAGAATTCAAGAAGGCGGATGGTCGAGATAATCGACTCGATGTCCTTAAAAAATACTCCGACAACTGGGCGTTCCGTGATGTTCTTCGCGGTTCGTTTGACGAATCTTTGGTGTTTAATGTTCCCGAAGGACGCCCACCTTTTACCCCAAATGAACCACAATCGGTTCCTTCATCCCTCAATAAAATGCATAAAGACTTTGGATGGTTTGTCCAAGGTGGTTCGGGCGATCGGCTGCCTGATTTTAAAAGGGAGAACAAGTTCATTGGCCTGCTCGAATCCATACATCCAGAGGATGCAGAGTTGGTCTTGAAGATGGTTGCCAAGAAGGCACCATGTCGTTATATAACCAAGAAACTAGTACAGGAGGCATTTCCAGACTTGATCGTCGAGTGATAACACTCAAACAATTCGACACATTACACTAACATTAAGGAGAAACACCATGTCGAGACAAAAGTTGAACCAACGCAATCGAGGAAAGTATACGAGTAATCGAACGAGAGTGAATAATTATTCAAACTCCGTCCGTTCCGCTTTTCAACAATTTCGATAGGAGGTGACTATCTCTTCAGGTGCGACCGTGAGACTCCTGTCGTAGTGACGTGATCAAATCTTGGTAATGGAAATATAATGCCACAGTATGAGTTTAAAAACAAGGATACCGGAGAAGTCATTGACGTGATTCTCCGGATATCTGAATACGATCAGTGGAAGGCTGATCATCCGGAATACGAACGATATCATAGTGCGTCTTCCGCCCCTAAATTAGTATCGGGAACTAGAGATGCGCATTCGATTGCGGGTCGAGATTGGTCCGAAAAATTAAAAGAAATAAAAGAAACGTCCGGTAAGGACAATACAATTAACGTATAGGGAAGATCATGCTTTTTTCAAAGTGGTTTCAACATGCGAAGGTGAATAAGGTAGATAATGATCCAGATCCACAAGATATTTCGGTTGACAACGCATACAAAACGCGTTGGATCTGGTACCACACAATCCTAGCACTAGAACTGTTGATGACCAACGTTCTTCTCGCGGGTATTCTTACCGCGTTAGTGGTTAAACTATAGGAGAGACCATGCGTTCGCTGTGGGCGAAGTTTGTAGATAAGATAGTGCCCATCGGTAAATCAAACGCAGTTGTTTTTGAAATGAATAGACAGGCAGTATTTGAACAGTTAAAAACCGATGAAGGAGTTGTTTATGAGATTTACCTCGACCATCTCAACTATCCCACGTTCGGTGTTGGGCATCTCATCACGAAAAGTGACGGCGAGTACGGCGCTCCAGTCGGAACGAAAGTTTCCCCAGAAAGGGTTGCACAGGTCTTCGAATCAGATCTCGACATCGCCTTGCGAGAGTGTGGTGTGTTATACGGACACATGTGGTCTTGTTTTCCAGGCGAGGTCAAAGAGATCTTGGTCAACATGATGTTTAACCTTGGTAGACCAAGACTAAGTAAGTTTAAGAAAATGAACGGTCACCTAGAACGTGGTGACTATAAGAATGCGGCAGTTGAAGGTCGCGATTCGAGATGGTATCGTCAAGTAAGCAACCGTGCCGAACGACTTATGACAAGGTTAGAGAATGTCTAAAAATGTAATCTTTCAGTATATGATCACGTCTAAGGAAGTCGACAAACGTGGTGGTATCAAAGGGTGGGACGGTTCTCGTTCCTCTCTCTACGAAGAGGTCGCCAAGATCTCACGCGAGTCGTTCGAGAAGTATGCAGAACGAATCGATGCAACACACATTTACTCCAACAAACGCGTAGCGACCGAAGGTCACGGATGTTCGACATCCTTACTGCACGAGTGCGCACGTGTCTGGTTAGACCCTATTTTTGACCAATACGACAACCTGTTGTTTGCAGATACAGACATCGTGGTCAACACTGACGAAAATATCTTTGATCTCATGGAGTCCGGTGCGGATGTCTATGGTGTCTTAGAATCAGATTTCGTTACTGCCTCCGGCGGTGGTTACAATTCATGGGATGGGCCCGGCGACACTTACGACAACTTCTGTCGTAAGTTCTCCCTACACGACTGCCCAATCGTCCCAGTGATGCCGCCCAATCGTCCCTCTAAGATAACCATCATGAACACGGGTGTGGTCCTATGGACCAAAGAAGCGCGTCTACGTGCACGTGAACTGTTCCTACCTTGGGAAGAATGGTGTTACACGGGCGACTTCCACATGTCCATCATGAATGATCAACCCTACATCTCCGCGCAGTTGATGAAACACGATTTCGATATCGAAACCATCGACCAGACGTGGAACGACTCCCCCCACTATGCATCGGAAGAAGAGTTCTTCCAAAAAGCACGTTTCTGTCACTACACTGGTGGTGAATGGAAAGTAGACATGGTACGCCACTGGAACGATCGTAGATACAATACGCAACGGGAAGGCGACGAAACCAAATTCACTAGAGCATTATTCCCATAGGAGTTTTTTGTGAATAATACCAGCATATTTTTAAAATGAGTGTTGACAAACACTCCTCTCTCATGTATAGTATAGACTTGGAAGTGAGAGAACGGAGATTAGAAATGGAAACACTTTATCGAGTTGAGAACGCCGAACTAGGAATTGCGTCTGAGATACGCAAAACCTTAGAAGGTTCTAAACGAACATATGCCCTGTATATGGTCGATACCGACGCTGACGCGATTGTAATGACTCAGTTAGGTGATAACTATGATCGATTCGTCGACAAGGCAGATGAGTTTGCACATGTGAACGCATGGGCTAACTAGATGTACGAAGCGGTAAACCATAAACATGGTCGTCGTGCGGTAGTCGATGAGGCACCAACCGACAAATATGAATATCGTCTAGTGATGTATCAAGACGGTCTATCAGTAGCTGTGAAATTCGGTGAAAATCGCCACGATTTAGAGTGGTATGCCGACAAATTTATACGAGAGGGCAAGGTGGTATGACCAGAGAAATCCAAGTTAAAATCGACGACATCGTCACTCACTATATGTACACAACAGAATATGCGCCTGATTGGGCAAATATGCAGGTCGCACTGTATGATGAGGGATTGAGTCCCAGTGAGGTTTATGTTATTATGCAAAATGTTAGAGAGGAGGGAGTCGCCCCGTGAGGGATAAAGTAATACTTGTTGATTGTGATGGTGTTTTATTAGACTGGGGATATGCATTCCAACAGTGGATGAAACGCCACGGTTATGTGGTAAAGAGTCCAGACGTGTATGACGTAGGTATCATGTATGGTTTGGAACGAAATGAGAAGCAACGACTTTGTCGTATGTTCAACGAGAGTGCGACAGTTAGAAAGATCCCACCACTCCGTGACGCAATCAAGTATGTTCGTAAGTTGCACGAAGATCACGGTTATATATTTCACGCAATCACCTCTTTGAGTAACGACGAATACGCGCAGCATCTGCGCACCAAAAATCTCCAAGAACTTTTTGGTCCAACCGTCTTTGAGAAGTACATTTATCTCGACACGGGAGCCGACAAAGACGAAAAGTTGGAGTTCTACCGCGACACAGGATGTCTGTGGGTAGAGGACAAGGTAGAGAATGCCGTCGCTGGTGCGAAGGTAGGTCTAGAGTCTGTAGTGATGTCACACGGTTACAATCAGGACAGTGAGTTCCCATTGATGCGTAATTGGAAAGATATATATGACTACGTTTTAGGACATTAAGTTCCCGCTCAAGGTAGCATGTCGGGGGGTCTTTTGACCCCCCTTTTTTTTATAAATAATTAAGTTATTAACTACGGAATATACTCATGAGATTTGTTGGTTACAGTGAATATTATCATGATGCTGGATTCGCGATCATCAATGAAGATGGCACAGTCGAGTTCGCAACTCACGGAGAACGTTACTCCAAAAAGAAAAACGATCCACATCTTCCAGAAGTACTATGGGATATGGTCAGGGACGACGATCACGTATCATTCTACGAGGACCAAACCCTCAAGTTTGATATGCGTGGAGGAATCGACACCACAGGAGACACTACACATCTAAAGGGTCGTCCAGATACCGCAGAAGAAACCTTCAATCGCATGATCATCCCGAACGCGCAACACTTTGATGTAAACCACTTACACCACGAGTCACACTGTGCGGCAGCGTTCTACACGCGCCCGTGGGACTCCGCAGAGGATACCGTTTTGGTATCGATCGATGGTGTCGGTGAGTTGCAGACTGCGACCATCATGGACCACAAGTTCAATCTAATCAAAGAGTGGCACTATCCGAAGTCGGTCGGTCTGGTCTACACAGTCGCGACCAAGTTACTAGGTCTACGCCCACTCGAAGACGAATACGTCGTCATGGGACTGTCCGCATACCACGAAACCGATGAAAAGTCCAACGAACTGACGCAGTGGTTGATCAACTGGTATGATGACCTAGAGGACATCGCACCAGAGATCGCAGAGGGTATTGCAGTTGGTATCGAAACATCACCTCGCGAGATCGCACGTAAGAAGTGGAGAGAAGAATTCAAAATAAGAATCAGTGCGTTAGAAGACAAAGTTGTCGCACGTGCGGTTCAAGATTTCGCGGACTATGCAATTATGGGTATAATGCGCGAGGCGTCTAAATATGGTAAGAAGTTATGTTATTCTGGTGGGTGTGCACAGAACGTTGTAATCAACTCCAGATTGTTTGAACTGTTTGATGAGGTACATATTGCAGTATCTCCGACCGACGCGGGGTCTGGTTTGGGGACAGCAGCCCGATCGTGGGCAAAGGCAACAGGAAAAGACAAATTAATATGGAGTCCTTATGCGGGGCATAATATCGAAAGGGATGTTAATCCTAGCAGTATCGTCGATCATTTACTTGAACATCGCTATTGTGGAATTGCTAGTGGAAGGGCTGAGTTCGGTCCTCGTGCTCTTGGCAACCGCTCCCTTATTGCTGATGTAAGATACGACGTACAAGACACTGTAAACACAATTAAAAGACGACAGAAGTATCGTCCGTTCGCACCTGCTATCCTAGAGGAATATGCGGAGGAATACTTCGACGGACCAATGAATGAACATATGCAGTTCACCTCATGGGCAAAACATGACTATGCTCCAGTAACACACGTAGATGGAACTGCACGTGTTCAAATCGTGAAGAAGAATTGCGAATCGGTGTTCCGTAAGGTCATCGAGGAGTACTACGACAGGACAGGAGTACCAATGCTCCTGAACACCTCTCTCAACATTCGAGGCCGTCCTATGGTTAATGACGAACTGGACGCCGAGATGTGGGAACAGAAGTATGAGGTGAAGGTGTTCTAGGCACCGAATCCCGACTTCGCTCGGGGTGCCTTCGGGCACCCCATTTTAATAAAAATAAAGGTTGAATATGGGACATCTAAAGGATATAGGTCTTAATTACTTCGAACACTTATACAGAGCATGGACGATTGCGTTTGTGTCGTTTGTGCATGGACTGTTACCATTCGTCTGGGAAGATAAGGCGAAGGAACTGATCAACGGCGACCCAAAAGATTTTAAGGTTAAGTGATGGAAGAAGAATTTATCTGTCCAGATGATCTGGTCTGTATGGACGTAGATACATGGAATGGAATAGTAGACGAATACAACGTCGCTATGGACATGACAGATGTTTCTAGAACAAGTGATGTGCAGGCAATCGTAGATCTTTCGTGGGAGTTGTTATTTCTTCATCCGTGGGAGTTGATCTACATCGGTCTGCCAATGAGTGTTCTTGCGTTCTATGGATTGTCCATATATGCCGCCTACAAATGGATTAATAAAAGGTTCACCAAATGACAGAAGAAACAGTAGTAGTAGCACCTATCAAGAAAAAACTAGAACTGGAGGTCGAATTCGATACCACCCAGAAAGAAGTGGTACCGACTCGTTTTGAACCTCTACTACAGTTCGCGGATGTAATCGATGCGTATCGACTTTTCCCGCGAGCATTCATTGGTACCTATTTGTACCTACTCATTGAAACCACACAATGGTTCATGACGATACCTGAACCAAATGCATCACAAGCAGGTCTTATATCTGTGGTGGTCGGAGCAGGCGCTGCTTGGTTTGGTCTATATACTTCAACAGGATCGGCACGTAAAGTGAAGAGTATTAAGACGAACTGATGGCCTCAGAATTAGTGACTTGGAGAGGAACGCCCGGCGTAGGTGATTTCATGTGGGCGTTGAACTCGTGTCACAGGTATGCCGCAGATCAAAACGTTTCTAAAATAAATCTAGAGTTTCACTGGGAACACGGTGAGGACTACCTGCACCATTTCGAAGATCCGGAAACCATCATCGAGCGATGTGATTATATTCATAACTTCTACCACCAGAAAGAACGCGTAGAGATACATCATATCTTTAACGCGCAAGGTAGATACAAACACTGGAAGTTTGCGGACGACATTGTTACCGATCCCAGTGGAGAGAAACGTATCGCTGCGAAAAGTCATGGTATGGAAAAGGCAAGATTTTGGTTTGAGAGCGGTTACTACAATGACATGACCGGATCTACTGCCCCCGACAACGACTGGATTTTTCGTGAGGACGCGTTTAGAAACATTGTTGATAACCGTGTGGTTATATGGAGACCGACTTGGAACGCAGAGAAACCCCGAACGTGGAAGAGACAGTTCACCAACGAGGATTGGGAATGTCTGATCAGAGACCTAAAGACGATGGGGTTTAACGTTTATGAGTTGGGATATCGAACACCCGTCCGTGAGGCGATGGACCTAATATCTACCTCGCGTATGGTGATCTGTTACGACGGTATCTGGCACTACATCGCAAAGAACTTTGCACGACCGATGGCGGTAATCTCTGGTGAGGGTGTGACTAAATACCATACACCGAATGCGTTACGGATAAACCCAACGGTGTCGTATGAGAAAAAGAATCCTTGGTGGTGGTTATCTAATATAGGCCCCCTACTTGGACACACTAAAGATAAAGCAGTAGATTACGAAAATAGAATGAGACAATATTATGGAAATGACTAGAGAAACCTTTACGATAGACCGTGCGGTCATCGAGGTCGCGGGCGGATGTAACTACTCGTGTTCGATGTGCCCACAAGATCTTCGTGAGGGAGGTCGTCATAGAGGATTCCGTCGCATCATGAAACTCGATGAGTTTGAGGGATACGTCGCAGACTGTGCGAAGCACGGAGTCCGTGTCGTGAACCTTGACGGATCTGGTGAAGCGACGATGGCAAAAAATCTACCTGAATATATAAAGGTAGTAAAGAAGTATGGAGCGAAGTGTTTCATCTTCTCAAACGGATTCAAAATGGAAGGTCAGTACATGCGCGACTGTGTCGATGCGGGACTGGACTTCTACCGATTTTCATTCATTGGGTCAGACGAACAAGACTATACCCAATGGATGTACAACGCTGTGGGTGGGCACTACGCGCATATTAAGCGCAACATTCAGGAAATGGTTTCCTATGTAAATGAGACAGGCGCAGATTGCGTAGTGTCCACCTATCACCTAATCACGGACAACGAAAAAATAGATGAGGAACTCACTAAATACAAAGCGTTGGTCGAGGAGTTGGGCGTCAAGACAGAGATCTGGAAGATGCACAACTGGTCAGGGGCATATGAGATTGGTGATAACGCAAGAACAGGTAAGGTGAAGAGTTGTGGACGACCATTTAGTCCAGATGTTGTTATACGTGCTGGAGGTCTTGACGGTAAACATGGTGCTGTACACCCTTGTTGTCAGGTACTGGGACGTGATGACGAAGCGGTCCTTGGACACTGTCAGGACGACACTATTGAAGACATCTTCTTCGGTGAGGCATACGAAGAGTTACGACAACAACACAGAACGGGCGAATACCCAGATTTCTGTAAATCATGTGATTTTTTAGTCGATGATCCAGAGGTTCTAGTATACACCAACCATGAACGTGACCTCATGAAAATGCATGGAACAAATTTCACACTCAACGACTATAGGGACAACACTTGAGGATACTGCTCTTTGCATTGACAGAGACGTATGAAAGTCTCGTTCCCGCGTTAGAGGAGAAAGGTCACACCGTAAAGTTGATTAATCAACACGCCGGAGGTATCAACATATACTATGGTGGTCCAAAGGCGCTATCGTGGGCAGAGGAAGAGATAGAAAGATTTAAACCCGACATTGTGGTAAGTAACATGGCGGGCCTAACACTGTCTCCGTCTGACGACTACACTTATTTTGGAAACACGTTGGAAAGTTCGCGTCTCGAACTTTATAAGTGGGAAACGCGACAGAAGGCTTGGGAGTATGGATTCGAACTCCCAGAAGTGATTCTAGAGTGCAATCTGAACGAGATGCAACGGTTTCCTTACACAACCTATCTGAAATCGAAGTATCACGACACGTGGTGTCAGGCGTGGAAGGTTTTGCCGGACGCAGACCTTGAATATCAGAATATGATTTTCAGCGAAGAAGGTGCGTCTCCCGCATACGTAGAGAAAGAGGTAGATTTTGAGGTTGAAGGATATTGTCAATATCGAATCTGCAACGGTACATATACGATCACGTCGATCAAAGGGATTCACGGTGATGTGTCGGGTTACAAGATTCTGGGCGCTGAGACTGACTGGAGAAATCTGACCTGCATGAGAGATCTAACACCGGAACAAGAAGAAGTCTACAGAGAGAAATGCGAAGACTGGTTGGAATACGTGGCAAGTCTTGGTGGCAATTATGAAGGAAACGTGTCGGGGTGTATCACATCCGACTTAAAAGTTTATTGGTTCGAACACAACGGACGACATAGTATGTATTCGGACTTCATGGGTGATGCCGACTCGTGGTTAGAGTCTTTCACTAAAAATACTGACGAAAATTTTTGGGTATTCGCAAGTCACATAAAAGGAGAACAACAATGTGGGGAATGACTAAAGTAGCGGCATACGTCGCAATAGCACAGGCGTGGTTTAAAGAACGCCTAGGGGAACGTACTACATGGGACGGGACAGTAATCGTCGCAGTCTGTGGTAGTTACATCTTGTTTGAATCGCTCATCGGTATGGTCGCATACGCAGGTGTCCTATACGGACTCTGGACTATCTGGAAAGAAGAGCAGAAATAATACTCATAAACTGGACTTCGCGTCCGGTTTTTTTATAAATAATATGACTTGGAAGTGATCTCTGGCCAGATATATGCACACCAAGTCCATTAGAATTCTAACGAGGAAAAACAAAAATGAGTAATCCAGCATCTCAATTAAGTATGCGTTCAATGCACGACCACTGGATGGTCGGAGCTCCTTCTTCAGGGAACACTTACTTTCAAAACTTATACGGTATGTATGTCCGTAACTGTCACGGTGTTGAAACTGGTTCAAACCTAGAAATCGCAAAACATGCGTATCACGTTGACCAAAAACCAGTATGTGCGACATCATTAGGATGCACTCCAGACGCAGATTTCTTATCTGGTGACCAAGCACTAGAAGATATTTCGTCAGGTCAACTATCCACTTCTCAGATTTTTAAAGTCACGCGTGACTGGAAAGACGTAATGGTCTCTAACTGGAAGACATACGCCCCAGATCAGTCATTCTCTGAGTTCGCAGAAGGACCAATGGGTTTTTCTATGCTATCAGATTTCGTAGAAGCGTCAAAGAATGTTGTCGCATCTAAAGAGTGGTCATATGAGGAAGCGGTCGAAAATCCACACCAGTTCATGGCTGAGTTGGTACACGCACTTTTACCACGTGAAGATAACAGTAATCGTGAAGATTTCGGTACTCCTAAGTCTGAAATCGATCAAAACATGATCGACGTAGTTGTTCAAGATTCAGGTATCCGCCGTTGCCGTGAGGGAACAGGTGAAGACCTAATGGAACGCGTGGGTATTTGGAAGGAGTGGTTAACTCCAGAAGAAGCAGACCTAGTTGATGAGTGGGAAGCGCAACAATAATCACTTATTAACATGATAGATAAAGACGGGATGGGAAACCTACCCGTCTTTTTTTTGGTCTAGGAA